TAATAAAGATGAAGGCATTATGTCTGTTACAGAAGAAGTAGTTGAAACTCCGACTAAAGCAGGCGAAGGTAAGTTTACTAAAGCACAAGTATTACTTGAGAGATTAAAAAATACAATTAAAGAAAACCCTAATGATAAATATGTTCAAGAAAATTTTCCAAACTTTATAAAAGAAATAGAAGCTAAACCAGAACTTGCAGATAATCCAAATGTCCAAGAAGCGTTTGGCTTGACTGATTTATCAGAGACCACGAACCAGAGACTAGTTGAGTACCCAGACGGTACTTTAGATTTCTATACTAAAGGAACTAATCTAAAATCTGGAATGGAATCTGTACAATCATTAATAGATGAGTTAGGTATCTCACAAGAAGAAGCGATGAGAATAAAACAACTAGAACCTGAAGATCAGATTCTAGAAATTACAAAACTTAGAACGTTAAAGAATAAACCTGAAAAGGCACAAGGAGGTTTGATTGGCTTACATATTTGATCCAATACGTAATACATTTGTAGATGATGAAGATACAAGTCTTGGTAACAAGCTTGCATTGAACGATACGTCAGAAGAAATCATTAAACAGATCGACGAGCAGTTCGGTCCAGGAACCGTGTTCCCTGCATCAGAGTTACCACCTAAAGAAGACCCATACAAAGATTTTATGGATAGAAACCCTGCAGCTAATGGTGGATTGATGAGACAGAACTTTGCAGATAATCCATTAAAAAATTTTAACTTTACAGTAGATAACATTCCTCCAGGATACGAACCTGTTTCTAAATTAGCAGAAAAATTAGGTGTAAGTTATGACTCATTAAAAAGTTATAAAGCATTACATGGAAGTGGTCAGTCCCCCACTTATGAAAGAATTTTAAATGTATTAGGAGATCCAATAAAAGTTACAGGATTTAAAGATACTTTTGGAGGAGGTGCTTCTCATATAGATTATTTTGATTTATCGAAACTAAATGATGAGACTTTAAAAGCTATAAAGGAAAGAAAAGCAATGCCTGATAGAGGAGGAAAAGGTGTAAAAGTTTTAAGTGATAAAAATTTAAAACAAAAATTTATTAAAGCTTACAATGATGGATATGGTGGAAGAGATATTATGTCTGTCATTGATCCTGATAACAAATTAAATATTAATCAAGAAAAATATGGTAGTGCAACTTTAACGGAGTTATTAAATAGTGAACAAGTAAAACCTAGAAAAGAAGGTTTTATATCTAAAGGGCAAGAACTTTATTTTGAAAAAAATAGAATACCTATTGATAATCAAATAGTAAAAGTAAATTCTTTTTATAAACCAGGAATGAGTATAGAAAAAGTTACACAAAAACTATTTCCTAACTTTTCTCCTATTGTAGAATCAGATTCTTTTAATGTAAGACAAGAAAAGACAAATCAATTAAAAGAAGCTTCTAATAGAATAGTTGATTATAAAGCTTGGTTAAAAGGAGATAGACCAACTAGTTCTATTTTAGATGAAATAACTTTACCTAAAAATAAAAAAAACATTATAAAATATATTGAAGCTTCAACAGATTCAACATTTGGAAAATTTGCTAGCACTCAAGAAAGACGATACAAATACTATCAATTAGATAAACTAAATAATAAACCAATGGGTTATTACGACGGTTTAAATAAAAAAATATACGCTGATTTTAAAAGACTAGGTTTAAATTATCAAATAGAACATGGTGGAAGTTTATCACAAAGTTTAAAAAAGAAAATTCCTTGGGTTTCTAAATTTGTAACTTTTATGAAACCAAAATACAATAGACAAAAAATACCATTAGATATGGATACTGGTATTTTAAAAGCATATGATGTTTTAGAAGATAAAAAATTATCTACAGAAGAAAAGAAAAATCACCCTGATGTTAAAAAACATAATAAGGCTGCAAAAGAATTTATGCAAAAAACAGGAACTAAAATACCTGTAATTTCATTTAATGAAAAAGATGTTAATAAAATTATTGAAAGAGAAGATGTAGATAAACAAACAAAAACTCAAGTTAAAAATACATTTGATAAAAACGGTTGGACTTTAATTAACCCTGGAGATCAAATAGAAGAAGTCGTTAAAATAGTAAAAGATGCTGATAAACTTCCAAGCAATAGAAAACAATTAATTGTATCAGGTTTTAGAAATAAAATAGCTAATTTTTTTCAAGATGCACCTGTTCCAAAAGGAGTTAAACTTCCAATCGGTGCAACAGCTGCAGCATTAGACTTTGCAATCTTTAATGGTTTAATGGGAATGCCTGCACCAGAAGCGATGTTAGGTTCTTCTCAATGGTTGTTAAAAAATCCAGAAGCTGCTGAAAAAATAGGTAAGTCAATCAATCTTGTAATTGAAGGTAAGATGACTGTAGATTCTTTCTTTAATAAAAACTCAGAAGAACTTGGTGGAGTGTTTAAAGATTTAGTTGGTATTGATATGCCGGATGCTTACTCAAAAGATGATGAAGTTGGAAATCAAAGATTAAAAGAAATGGATAAAGCAATGGAAGTTCCCAATATGGATGAAACAACAGCCGCACCTTTATATGATTATGCAATAGGTGGCCGTGTTGGTTTCAACGGTGGTGGTGCAGTTGGTGCTGATGATGACTTTGCAAAAGAATTAGAATATTTTTTATTGAACCCTGATGCTGAATTACCAAAAGCGGATAGCTACAGAGAGACCATGAACCCTGTTGCGTTAGTAAATGACATGATCGATCCAAGAAACTATGCATACTATGCAGATAGATTAGCAGAGACGGGTGTTAGAATCGGTGAGTTTGGTGCAAGAGTATTACCCGCACTTGGTCAGTTGACCGCGGATCTTATAAGAAAACCTGCGTTCAAAGTTACAGGCGGCACGGGTCAAGGTTATGTTCAAGACTACACAGATGTAATGCCATCAAACATTAAAGGTACAGGAATCTTTACTGAGTTCTTAAATAATTTAGTTGGAACAGAAGGTACAAAAGTTATTACAGAAAAAACAGGATTAGCAGATTTAATTAAATCAGAAGAACAAAAACAAAAAGATAAAAGATCAACTATTGGTCCTAAAGTATTAGCAGATCAAGTAACTCTTGGTGCAGAACTTACAGCACCTATATTTCCTGGTTTAAAATTATTAAAAGCATATGCTAAAAATAGAAAGCTACCTGTAGATGATACGACTAGACAAGTTATGGAAAAAGAAATTGATGAAGTGTTAGCAACACAAAATATAACACGTAGAGATTTTTTAAAAGTATCAGGTGCAGGTGGTGCAATTGTTATTGCTAAGATGTTAGGTTTTGGAGATGAGCTTGCAACAGCAACCAAGGTTGCAGAAAAAGTTACAAAAGATACTGCAAGTGGAATACCTACATATTTTCCTGATTTAATTAGTATAATTAAAACAAAAGGCAAAAATGTTACAAAAAGAAATGCTACTAAAGATTTAGAAAATGTGTATGAATACAAAGGATTTGATTTATATGAGGATGTTGCAACTGGATCAGTGAGAATAGAAAAATTAGATTATTTAGTTGATAATGATATGATTACGGAAAGACAAATTTTAAGTTTGACAAAAAATCAAGGTGATGAATCTACTAAAATGAAACCAGCTGATGAGTATGAAGAAGTTACTGAAGTTAATTCTAAAATATACAAAGATGACTATAATGACCCAGATTATGAAGAAGGCATTGATATAGAGGAAATATTAAGGTTCATAAAAAATGAAAAAATTAACTAAAACAATACCACCTAAAAGAGGACCTAATCCACAGGGGTTGAATATTCCTCTAAAACAAGTTAAAGTGGATGATACACCGGAGAAAATAAATGGCAGATATAGACAAATCGTTACCAAACGTAAAAACATCGATTGAGATTGATCCTCAAGAAGAAATAGAAATTGAACAAGAGAAAGCTTTAGAGGCTGAAGATCCTGGTGTAGAAGTTACACCTAATGAAGATGGTAGTGTTGAAGTTAACTTCGATCCAAGTAAAGTTAACATAGAAGGAACACCAAATCACTTTGATAACTTAGCAGAATTATTACCAGAAGATATTACAGATCCAATTGGATCTGAACTTGTAGAAAACTACATGGATTATAAAGCTTCTAGAAAAGAATGGGAACAATCATACACAACTGGTTTAGATCTTTTAGGATTTAAATATGAAAATAGAACAGAACCTTTTCAAGGAGCTAGTGGTGCAACTCACCCAGTTCTTGCAGAAGCAGTTACACAATTTCAAGCTGGAGCTTATAAAGAATTATTACCTGCAGAAGGACCTGTTAGAACTCAAGTAGTAGGTAACCCTGATAGAGAAAAGGAAGCTCAAGCTAACCGTGTTAAAGACTACATGAACTATGAGTTGATGGAAAAAATGGAAGAGTACGAACCTGAGTTTGATCAAATGTTATTTCATCTACCATTAGCTGGATCTACATTTAAAAAAATTTATTATGACGATTTATTGGGAAGAGCTGTATCAAAGTTTATCCCAGCAGATGATTTAGTCGTTCCGTATTCTGCTACCTCATTAGAGGATGCGGAAGCGATTATTCATACATTAAAAATTTCAGAAAACGATTTAAGGAAACAACAAGTAAATGGTTTTTATTCTGATATTGAATTAAGTAAACCACAAAACGTTACTAGAGATGAAGTAGCAAATAAAGAAAGAGAATTAGAAGGAAGTCAAAAAACTGGTAAACAAGAAACAATTTATACTTTATTAGAATGTCATGTAAATTTAGACATAGAAGGTTTTGAAGATAAAGATGCTGAATTAAATACTACAGGAATTAAATTACCTTATATTGTAACTGTCGACGAGACTTCAAGAAAAGTTTTATCAATTCGTAGAAACTACGAACCTACAGATCCAAAAAGAAATAAAATCCAATATTTTGTACATTTCAAATTTCTACCGGGACTAGGATTTTATGGTTTTGGATTAATCCACATGATTGGCGGATTGAGTAGAACTGCAACTGCTGCACTCCGTCAATTGTTGGATGCAGGAACATTATCTAACTTACCTGCTGGATTTAAGCAGCGTGGTATTAGAGTAAGAGATGAAGCCGCTCCACTACAACCTGGTGAATTTAGAGATGTAGATGCACCTGGTGGTAATTTAAGAGATGCGTTTATGACTTTACCTTACAAAGAACCTTCTACAACTTTGCTACAGTTAATGGGTGTTGTTGTACAAGCTGGTCAAAGGTTCGCGGCTATTGCTGATATGCAAGTGGGTGATGGTAATCAAGGCGCTGCAGTAGGAACTACAGTTGCGTTATTAGAGCGTGGTTCACGTGTTATGTCTGCTATTCACAAAAGATTATATTCAGGCATGAAACAAGAATTTAGATTATTATCTAAAGTCTTTAAAACTTATTTACCACCTGTTTATCCTTTTGATGTTATTGGTGGAAAAAGAGAAGTTAAACAAATGGATTTTGATGACAGAGTAGATATATTACCTGTTGCAGATCCAAATATATTTTCTATGGCACAAAGAATTTCTATGGCCCAAACTGAATTACAACTTGCAACATCACAACCACAATTGCATAATTTGTATCAAGCTTACAGAAAAATGTATGAAGCATTAGGTGTAAAAAATATTGATCAAGTTTTACCTCCTCCTGCTCCAATGCAACCAATGGATCCAAGTTTAGAACATATAAATGCTTTAGGTGGAAAACCTTTTCAAGCATTTCGTGCTCAAGATCACAGAGCACACATTACATCTCACTTAACTTTTATGTCTACTAACATGGTTAGAAATAATCCACAGATTATGGCTGCTATTCAAAAGAATATTTTAGAACATATTAGTTTGATGGCGCAAGAACAAGTAGAATTAGAGTTTGCAGAGGGCATACAACAGATTCAAATGCTTCAACAACAGGCTCAACAAGATCCACAAGCTCAACAACAACTACAAAAAATGTCTCAAGACATAGAAGCAAGAAAATCTGTGTTAATTTCTGAACTAACAGCTGATTTTGTTAAAGAAGAAAAAGAAATTACATCACAATTTGATTCAGACCCATTACTAAAACTAAAATCACGTGAAGTTGACCTACGTGCAATGGAAAATGACAGAAGAAGAGAAGCCGATGAAGCAAAAGCAGACCTTGATAGAGCAAAATTAGTTCAAGCAAGAGATATTTTTGATGATAAGCTAGAACAAAACCAAGATTTAGCAGAATTAAGAGCTGGAGTAAGTCTTGCAAAAAAAAATAATAGTAATATAAATTAATAAAGGTAAATATTATGATAAACTATAAAAAATCAAAAGATGTTAACATTCCTGAGCAGAATATAGAAGTAGATCCTAGATCTAAGACTACTGCTGATGGTGCTTTCAACTATATTCCTACTGGAGACAAGGAAAAAGTTAGAGGAACTAAAAGAATGTTGGCTGACAAGAAAAAAACAGCTACTTGGTACTAAATTATGTGGTTATCGGCAATTAAATTAGCCGTATCTGCTGGTAGTAAAATTTATGCTAACAAGCAGAAGGCAAAAGTCGCAATGTCAGACGCACAACTGTTACATGCAGAGCGTCAAGCTCGTGGTGAGGAACAATACCAGGGTAAATTATTAGAGGCACGTCAAAATGACTACAAGGACGAGTTCGTTTTGGTAATTTTGTCGGCGCCCATAATTGTGCTTGCGTGGGGAGTCTTTTCAGACAATCCAGTTGCTATGGAGAAGGTAAAAATTTTCTTTGAACACTTCGCAGCACTGCCAACCTGGTTTTCAACATTATGGATTCTTGTCGTCGGATCAATTTTTGGTATAAAGGGTACACAAATTTTTAAAAACGGAGGAAAAAAATAATGAGAAAAAAAATGATGGGTGGCGGAATGTCAAATAGAATGATGTATAAAGCAGGTTCTTCAAACCCAAAAGCTAGTAAAGCTATTAAGAAAAAAATTAAAAAGAAAAGTAAATTTCCAGATCATTCTGGTGATGGTAAAATTACACAAAAAGATATTTTAATGGCTAAAGGTGTAATTCCAAAAACTAAAGGTAAAGCATAATGGCTAAACTTTGTGCAAAAGGCAAAGCAGCCGCTAAAAGAAAATTCAAAGTATATCCTTCAGCTTATGCTAATATGTATGCTTCAGGAGTTTGTTCTGGAAAAATTACACCAGGTGGTAAAAAAAATAAAAAAGCTGCTGGAGGTTTAATGAAACAAGAATTTCGTGTTGGTGGATTAGCTAGACGAAAGAGAATGAGTTGTGCGTAAAAATTTTGCAGAAGGTGGTTTAAGAAAATGGGTATCAGAGAAATGGGTAGACATTGGAGCACCGAAGAAAAATGGGAAGTATCAGCCTTGCGGGAGAAGCAAAGGCTCAAAGAGGAAATATCCAAAATGCGTCCCACTTGCAAAAGCCACACGGATGTCAAAGTCGCAAAAGGCGAGTGCTGTCAAACGAAAAAGAGCAGCGGGTAATCCAGGTGGTAAACCAACTAACGTAAAAACATTCGCATGAGAAAAAAAGAAAACCCTATAAGAAAAACTACTACAGGTAAGGGTGCAAATTATAGATCAACAAAATCTGGAGCTGGAATGACAGCAAAAGGTGTAAGAGCTTACAGGGCGGCAAACCCTGGAAGTAAATTAAAAACAGCCGTGACAGGAAAAGTGAAGCCTGGATCAAAAGCTGCTAATCGTAGGAAGTCATACTGCGCAAGATCACTTGGACAATTAAAAAGGTCATCAGCAAAAACACGTAACGATCCTAACTCACGAATCCGTCAGGCAAGAAGGAGATGGAAATGTTAAAAAAGAAAAAAGAGTTAACTAAAAGACAAAAAGAAACTCTAAAAAAACACAGCAAACATCATTCTTCAAAGCATATGACAAGTA